GGTAATGAGATCCTTGCCATTCTTGACACTATCACTGGTGGTGACAGTGCTCAACCTGCTGAAGATGCGAGTGCTCAACCTACCATGGAACCCATCGAGTTCTGATGATAAATAGGGGCATTGTGCCCCTTATTCTTGGGCACATAGCATAATGGATAATGCAAATGCCTTCTAAGCATTCGATTGGGGGTTCGAGTCCCTCTGTGCCTGTTATACACAAGAACAATGAACACACCTAATTGGATACACAACTCAGGCAAACAAAAGAATACAAAAGGTGTATGCAAAGGCAAAATCAAAGCACGCAAACAAGTTTTACAGAATCTGAAAGAGAAATACAAAGTAAAATGATTCATCATCACTCCCTACAAACATCAGCAGCATTTGATAGGATTGATGATGCTCTGCGTGGAAAGACTGATGATGATTTGAGCGAACTCATTGAAGATCTTGAGTATTTGTTATACAAAGCAAAAGAGATTCAGGACATTAGTGCATCATTCCAGGATGGATCTGATTATGATCCAAAACAATACTGTGACATTCCAACTAGATTTTAATGATTGAACTTCTTGCTGCTGCTATCATCTCAGGCACAAACAAATCAGAATACATTAACAAGTTTTGTGCTTATGTTGTAGGTATTCCTTATGCAAGTGATAATTTTACAAATGAAGAATGGGATAGATTTGTTTATTGTAGAGAGAATCTAAGGGTGGACAGTTGACAAACTGGCACAATACCCCTTGATTTTTCCTGTTATCTGTGTTATGCTGTAAGCATGATGAAAAACACCACTTTGACCACTGAGAAAGTTATTGATAAGATTGAGCAGTTCTGTGATGTTCTGCGTACCAACTTTCAATCTTCTTGTATTGAACGTCATAGGCAATACATTGCCAAAGGTGAGAATGTAGATTGGCACAAAGAACAGATTGATAAACTTTGCATGGGTGAAGGTGTTGATGAATACACTTACACCAAAGGTAAAAAGTATGCAAAGATTATTCATCTTGCTGGTCCTAGTAAGCAACGCAGTGCACATGCTTTTGTGGATCTGACTAATGGTGATGTGTACAAATCTGCATCTTGGCAATCACCTGCTAAGGGTGTGAGGTATAATCTCATGGATGAAAAGTCTTGTGAAGAGATGTACAAACGTGCTGATTGGGCAGGAGGTTATCTCTACAAATGAAATCAACACTATTCTGTATCATCTGCCTGTGTATTGCATTTGTTGTGAGTAACAATGCAGACAAACAGATTCAGCATGATACACAAAAAATGATGCACCAAAGTTATACAATGTGACACTTGACAAACTGGCACACACATGATTGACTTTCTGGTGAATCTATGGTATCATACATGTATGAAAGATAAGTTTATGACTGATTCCACTCTTGATCTCTTCTGCAATCATGCAGATGCACAAATGGCAGAAGAATATGCTATGGAACTTGAAGCAAAGGCAGCAGAATTAGAAATCACTGTAGATTACTACATGGAAGAGTTTCTCTGATTCTTTGACTACAAACAACAACATTATTAACAACAACATGCTGACTATTTCTCAACCTTTCAAACACCTCAATCTGCCTAAACTTGCAGACATTCCTACTCAAACTGTAGATGGTTCACGTAAGTATTGTGTGAATAGCAAACTGTTGCCTTCCATCACGTCAGTTACTTCCTATCAAACTCGTCACAGTATCAATGAGTGGAGGCAACGTGTAGGTGAAGAAGTAGCAAATAAGATCAGTCAGTTTGCATCTACCAATGGCACTAAGTTCCACAGTATTGTAGAACAATATGTGGACAATTCCATTGACTTTGCAGAGTATGAAGGCAATGAGAATTATGAAGTTGCTCTGAAATTGTTCAAGCAATTTCAACCTCTGCTTGATGATGTAAATAATATTCACTATCAGGAAAGTGCTCTTTATTCTGAAACTCTTGGCATTGCTGGTCGTGTTGACTGTATTGCAGAATATCAAGGGAAACTTTCTGTCATTGATTTCAAGAGTTCTTCTAAACCAAAGTATGAATCTCAGATTCAAAACTATTTTGTTCAAGAAACTGGTTATGCACTCATGTATGAGGAAATGACTGGTAAGAAAGTAGAACAAATTGTGACTCTCATTTCTTGTCACTCTGGTGAAACTCAGGTGTTTATCAAAAACCCTGATGATTATGTTGACACTCTCAAGCAGTATATTGTAGAATATAACAACAAATGAATGAGTGGAAGTGTACAGTTAGAACTCCATCTAACTGGTTACAAACTGTGAGGGTAGAAGCATACACTCACAGTGATGCAGTTGCATTTGCTGAGTCTATGACTGGTGGCAAATGTATTACTGCTGTTATAGATAACTCATACAGTTCTGATGATGAAGATACAAACAATTCAGGTTCATCTATGGATGGTGGATTTATCTTTCTTGTCTTAATTGTTGTCTTCCTTGTGTATGCTTGGAAGTGGATTCTCTTGATTGGTGCTATTGCTGCTCTAATTTGGGGGATCATGCAGTTCACTAAGGAGTGAACTTTTTGCTGCTGTAGCACAACTGGTAGTGCAGGGATTTTGTAAGTCTCAGGTTGCAGGTTCAAGTCCTGTCAGTAGCTTTTGTTTCACAATTAACTCCACAGATGTGTAAAATTAAGTCCATAAAACTAACATAATTCCACAGATGTGTGGAATTATGTGATACCATGTGCCAGTTGTAGAAGTGGCACAAACGCACTTGATTTTTCCTGGAATCCATGGTATCATACATGTATGAAAGATCAAAACACCTCAGAAGTCTACCACTATCACACCAACTGGAAAGAAGGTAAAGTGAATCAAATGTGGATTCAAAAAGTTGAAGATAAGTATGTTGCTATTGCATACAATCCTGAGAAGAATTGTAGCATGGTGATGTCCAAACCTCGCACCAGTTACAGTGAAACTCTCAACTGGGTTCGTGGTTGGTGTGGTACATTTTGTGTTCTTCCTGTTTGATAAAAAGTGTTATCATGTGCCACTAATACAAGTGGCACAATACACTTGACAAATCCTTGAAATAGTGCTATAATACATTCATGCAAAAAACAAAATCCTTCTCCAAAGTTATCTACAACATCAGCAATCCTAACTGTGTTGTGTTTGATCTTGATGCAACTCTGTGTCATCATGGTTCACAATCTGGTTTTGATGAGTGTGATCAATTCCCTGCTATTGATGCTGTTGTTGATGTTGCCAAGCACTGCAAATCGCATGGTTTTGATCTAGTTATTGCAACTGCACGTCCTGACATTTATGCAGATGGAACTGCAATGTGGTTGCAACAGAATCTGCCAGAGTTTGATGCACTCTACATGAAGAACGCAGAAGATGATGCAACTGGTTCACAGTGTAAGGGTCAACAACTCATGGACATTGAGCGTTTCTGGAATATTCAATTCTGGGTTGATGATTCTCCTTACAATGCTGCTGTGATTCGTGATCATGGTGTAGATTGTATTCGTCCCTCTCACAATGATGCTTTTTGGGCAGATTATGGTGATCAGTGATGATGTATTCATGAGGCATTTCTTATTCTCAAGAACCCTCATGTTCATGCTCATTAACATGAACAACTCAATTTACTACGCATACCACGGAAGTGATGCGGAAAAGTATAATGATGTGCCAGATGATGAAGTGGCACACACCCCATTGACTTTCTAGGGTTTCTGTGCTACCATACATGTATGGAAAAACAAATGACAACTGAGTTCCCAACTCTTCGCTCCAAAGATGGCACAATGATTGTGTCATTTTATCCTCTCAAAACACCCTTTGGTGATATATCTGAAACTTGGTCACTTAAAGTTCTAGAGTGGCAAGGTGTTGAGACAATCTCCAAGAAGTTCATTAACAAAGTTGAGAAGAAAGTTCAACTGCGTGAATATGCTTCCTTTGAGTATGTTGTTGTTAAGGACAACAGCAATCTTCCCCAACTTGGTAATCCTATGGCAGGTGCGTGCTGATGTACATTTCACAAGATATTATTGAAC